ATGACCTGCAACTTCTGGACGTTGTGGCGCTTCTGGAATTTAGGAATGAGAGTACTCAATGTAATCAGAGCCTCATTCAAAGGAGTACCAGAAAGACCACAAGAGTTAGGCCACTGGAAAGCACAGTCATACCTACCCTGAGGATCGATAGAATTAACTAGACGCCAAAAGGTTTTCAGTTGACGATCAATCTCAACATTACGAACACTACTAGTGAGAACATTCATAAGATTGAAAGTAGATTCAACCTCAAACTGATTCTCTTCACGAGAATGATGACGTGGAGGAGGATTGAACCTACCGTACTCGTCAATATTCTTGTCTCGACTGTACCAATTATTTGTAAAAGCATAGACATCAAAGGGGATGTTTACTTTCTTACAGAACCAGACAAGATTACAAAGTTGTTTGTAAGTATCCAAAAGAACATTACTCATGGAACCAGACCAGTCAAGGATAAAGATCAGTCCGTGATTCTTACCTTCAGCGAGAGTAGTCACTTTCTTGAACAAGTCTTCATTGTATCGATAAGTATGTAGATTAGCTGTATCGAGAACTCCAGTCCGACTAGTAGTAGCACGAGCATAAGAGTCTGCGGCTTTACGACACTCGAATTCTTTGACGAGGTAGTTGACTTCTTTTTGTGCGGATCGTTTGAATAGGTTGAACTTTGCATCAGTAGATGTGAATGGATCATCAAGACCAGCAACAGTGAACTGGTGAGTAGTATCAGAATAAAAAGTGTCTAGTTCTTCATAGAACTCTTCATTAGAAACAATAACAGTGTCCAGATTTACTTTAGGGACCTCAACATAGGCAGGATCCTCACGGGTACTAGACTGTTTACTACTCAGTTCTTCAATGTTCTCTTCTAGGTTCTTGTCAGTGACTGTATCAAATTGATCGCCACCCTGATTAGAACTCTGAGGTTGATCTTCATCATCCCAACCAGGTTCTGGATCTTGAGTATCACCTTTGTCTCCGTCAACAGATTGTTCTGTAGGTGCAGGAGAAGGAGTTTGATTTTGAGAAGGAGTGTCTGACTTCGGATTGTTAGGAAGTTCAACTTCAACCGTTTTCTTATCCTCTTCCTTACGCTTCAGGAACTCTGCAATATCAGAAGAAAGTTGAAGAGCTTCGTCAAAAGTATTTACTTTATATGCTCTGATAACAAATGGTTTCTCATCATCACTGAAAGAAATTTCGGAAAAATTACCGATCTTATAGTGAAGATTGATACGGTCAACAAAACTCAGAAGGTCAAGGTTTTCACCCTCGATACCAAAGAAGTCTTGAGTATCAAGATCGCGATATCCATTGAAGAAAGTCCTAGCGAGTCCAGGGAACTTTTGTTTCATCAAACGTTCGATGCGAACATCTTCGATGACATTTACAAAACTCTTAGGAACATTTGGATACTTTACGGTCCAATCTTCATTAGGTGTGAACAGTGCGTGTCCAACCTCATGTCCCACCAGAAGGTCGTATACGACGTTAGAGGCACGTTCCCAGAGTGGAAGGGTAAGAACCCTCTTATCTACGTCGAACGACGCTGTGGAGACCTGTCGGTTCTCGATGACGAGATCTTCAGTTGCCAGAAGTTTGGCGAGTTGTCCTTTTACTTCGTAATTGACCATTGTGTTCCTGTCTATGCATCTATTATACACAGCATGTGACAGTTGTACCCCACCAGTGGGACACTAAGTCAACTGTCACATCATCTTAGAAAATCCGTTTATCTTTTGGAACGTAATCAAATTATCAAATCTCTCCGTAAGGTCTTCTGCCTTATGGGTAATCAGGAATATATTCGCGTCCTTAATAATATATCTAATAATCTTCACAAACTCATCCGTTCCGCCACCATCAAGAGAACTGTCAAAGATCTCGTCAAGAATCAATAGGTTGGTAGAAGAAGAGTTCTTCATCCTAGCAATATCTCTCCATGTGAATAGAAGAGCAAGGTCAATACGCATCTTCTCTCCTTCAGAGAAAGACTCGTAACTGAACTTATCATAGATAGGGGACTTCACCGTCTCTTTGAATTCTTCATCCAGAGAGAAGTTGATATAGAAATCCATCTGTTGCAGATAATAATTTATCTGCTTGTTCATTACAGGTAGATACCTTTTAATAATCTTAGACTTGACACCAGTATCCTTCATCAGGGAGTGAGCAAACTCCAGATAAGATACGTCTTCAGTAAGGGTAGATTTTTCGGTCTCAGCAGATTTTAATTCACTTTGCAACCTCTTGAGTTGACTTCTTTCAGCATTTCTGTTCGCAATTTGGTCGGAAGTTTCTTGAACTTCTGATTCCAGATCTCGGATTTGTCTTTGATACTCAAAAATTCTTGTATTGTTGGTCGAAATGTCATGCGTTAGGGTTGTTATCTGCTTAGAGACCTCTATAAAACGTTTCTCTTTTTCTTGTTCTTCTTTTATAGATTTTTTGAGATCAACGTAAGCGGAATTAATTTCCTTTACCTTGCTCTCTATTTCTCCGATCTTATTTAGTCTGAACTCTTCTTGGATCTCCTGATCACATGTAGGACAAACCGTATTCTCACTGAAAAATTTATGATCACATGTGATATTCTGTATCCGTTGATCCAGTTTCGTCTTGATAGTATTCATCTTTTTTAGGGATGAATTAGTATCAGCAAGAGAATCCATCTCTACCTGCAAGTCAGTCACCTCACGATCACAATCTTCATTCTGTGCTTGGAAGTTCTCAACAGATTTAAATAGATTAGAGATCTGTTCTTTCTTAGTTGTAATTCTCTCCTTACCTTTAGCATCCAGATCTTTAATAAAGTTCTTTTGCATCTGGATCTTATCTTCGGTTGTATCCTTTTTGAACTCAAGTTCCTTAATACTCTCATTAGATGTACGAATCTTCTCTCTAAGGATTTGACCCATCCCAGAGAAAATTTTAATATCAAGAAGATCCTCAACAATATCTCTACGATGCGAAGAGTTCAACTGCATGAAAGGAACGAACGTTGCCGATCCAAGAATAACAGTTTGCGTAAAAGACTTATAGTTAAGTTTTAGAATATTATCTTCTAGATGTTTTTGTTGATCAATTTGCGAAGCATGTTGATCCTGTAGAGTTCCATCTACATGGATTTCAAACACACTGGGTTTGATTCCACGACGAACAAGATAGTCTCTACCAGAAATATCAAATTCAATCTCAACCACACACTCCTTTTCATTGACTGTGTTTACTAGTTGGCCTTTAGAGATTTTACGAAAAGGTCTGTTATAAAGAACAAAACACAGTGCATCAAGAATAGTTGACTTGCCAGCACCATTGGTTCCCACAATTAGATTTGTAGGAGACTTGGTAAGTTCTACTTCAATGAAGTGATTTCCAGTGGAGAGAAAATTACGCCATTGGATCTTCTTGAATACGATCATAATCTTGAGGAGGCACAATAATGTCTTCAGGTGTAATTACAACGTACTTGTAATTATTTTGATTGCAAGTTTCTAATGCAATCTCATCATCAATTTCAACAACTGACAGTTTGACGTTTTCTTCTTCGTCAGCATCTAGTAGTCCTGCGTATCTAGATGCATCATCTTCGTGAGTAAACAGATAGAGCGCTTTCTCCCCATTGTCATTAGTGACGGCATAAGCACCTTCTGCTTCATGACCAATTAGGGACAATATAAACATACGCTACTCCATTTCGCAAGCTTCCATATAAACTTCTCTAAGAAGTTTCTTAACTCTATCTTTCTTTAACTCAAAGTCTGAGTCTTCGATATATTTATCCAAAAGAGTTAATGTATCTTCAACCTTCTCTCCATCAAAATCTACTTCAGTATCATTGACGGCAATATTCTCAACGATCTTCAGATCAGAAGGACTATTCTCTAGAAGTTTTTGTACAAATCGATCATACTTTTTCTGATCGGTTCTCTTCCTGACAAAGAGTTTTACAATTTTATCTTTGTACAGATGTGCTTTGAAAGTTGCAGCAGGTGTGTCTTCATAATAGACTTTATGGAACATAGTATAAGGGTTCTCAATGAACTCCATTTCAAATGTTTCCGTATCTAGAATATGAAAACCTCGTTTATCACCACAGTCATTCCAATACAATTCATATGGATTGCCTAGGTAATAAATTTTACCATCATTACTTCTGGTGTGATAGTGTCCAGAAAAAACGAGGTCAAACTTATCAAAGTGTCCTTTGTCAATACCAGCCATCTGGGTACAACCAGGGTATAGTTGAAACCCATGAACCTCAAGGTGACCGAAAGCAATCTTTACTTTAGTCTCTGAGATTTTGGATACTGTCTCATCATAATTGTCTTGACAGATCCAAGGTATGCCAAAGAATTTGAACCCATCAATATCATACTCGCCAGGAGAAGATATTGGAGTTATGTTGTCATAAGCCTCCAAGAGAGAATCAATAGAATTGATCTCATTGGTGTTCTTATAATAAATGTCGTGGTTCCCCACGAGCTGCCAGACCTTTACGTCAAGGTCTTTAAATCTATCATATACCTTATCTCTCGCCCAGTCAAGTGACCAGAAATCAATGGACTTACGGTTATCAAAAGCATCTCCCATATGGATGCAGTGTTTGATCCCACGCTCCTCCAACGTAGGAAAAAACACATCGTTATAAAACTTTTCAAAGAAATCATGAAAAGGTTTGCTACCGCGACGACCACCGAAGTGGGTGTCGGTAATGATCGCAATCTTCATGGTCTAGGATTAGTACGTCGATTAATCAATGAAATAAATTTATCGTTAGCAAATGTGCCACCAATACACACTTCAATCTCATCATCGTCTTTCCAATTCTCACTACCATCTTTTTTGGTATGAGCTAATGCTTCAGTGAGATCGTCAATAATTTTTTGGGTCAACTTCATTGATACATCTTTGTTTGTACTGCTTCCTTAATAGAATTATAATCGGAAGAACTGCCGTAGTCATCATCTACATGCATAACTTCATCATATCCTGACTTTTCAATAATCTTAGTTCTAATCTCCATCTGCTTCTTCTCTTTCTGAATACGTCTCAGAAATGCATAGTGAATAATTTGAGTAAAATAAGCAAAGGGATTTGTAGATTTCTCTGGGTTAAAGTTATGAATGTATTGAACACAGTTCTCAATACCATCACAAATCATGTCCTCACGGAACATGTAGTTTACAAAATTTGGTTTATAAGATAGGTGCGTGGCAATTTTTAGGAAGCACTCACCAAGATAATTACTGATACGTGGTTTAGTTTGACCCGCTTCTTCGGCGTCTTTTACATCTTTTTTGTACTGAACAATTGCATACAAGAATTCCTTGTTATTTACATAGTGTTCAGATCTCTTTCTCGTCTTTGCTGGAGGCATACCATAAGTCCTTCTTATTGTATTTGAATTCATTGTAACATGAGAAAACCATTATGTCCAGTTGACACGGGTCTCATATTACAGTACAATTACTCTGCCAGAGTTCAGAAGGGATATGCTATTCAGCTTCTGTACTCTCTGATTTCTTCCAGATCTTTTCTAGAAGCTCTCTCGATTTGGCAACCGTACCGAGTTGTCCCATCTTTCGGGATGCTTTGATTTTTCCACTTCCACCATCAGATAGATTGGAAATAATAAATCTTTGATAGTATCCTACTACATCAGAATCATCTTCTGCTTCTACAACAGTAATAACTCTATCCATAGGAATAACCACGATGCCTTCTTTAGGAAGACTACGTAACCATGGCATCATTCTGAGTCCTTCCGCATTTCCCTGTAGATGTACGGTTTCAATTTCTACGGGGTCGCTGACGACGAGAACAGTTTTCCCATTCTCTTCCACGGGAAGAATCTCAGCGAAGATTTCTTCACCAGATACTAATTTAATTGAACCAAAAAATTCTTCTTCCATAATTACTTGAGTTTAATTTGTGAGAACTCATAATTAAAGTCTTCTTCGTTATAGACCTTAATCCTTTCAATCAGATGGTTAAGCGTGTAATTCTTTCGACCGTTATGCGTTACGTCATCAGCAATATCATATAACATTGCCTTAGACTTGTCCGTCCCTTTTCGGAGAACCCTACCTATAGACTGTAGATTCCTGATCCTTGATTTAGATGGAGACGCAAATACTACATTGTGTAGGTTTTTAATATTGATGCCTGTTGAGAACGTACCGTAAGAGGCAATGATTATAGCATCTTTCTCTTGTTCAGTAATTGATCTAACTTGTTCTCTTTCTTCGGCATCCACGCCACCGTGAACAAAAAATACTTTACGCTCACTGTTTGCAGAACTATTTATCATCTCATATAGTGGTTGTCCATGACTCTCGACCCTAGAGTATAGTATTAGTGTATTACCAATAAGACTTAGGGAAAGATTTTTGATGAAAAGATTTCTTTGTTCATGTCCAATTAGGTATTGCAATTCATCTTCATACGTGTCAAAATGTCTAGGAGCATGTTTCAATAAAAGAATTCTGATGTCCAGTTTAGATAAGTGTCCCTTTTTGATGAGTTCACTTGTGTGTGTAATCTTGTAACTTGGACCGAACAATCCTTCTAGCACCCACTTATGAGTTTGTGATCCATCAAGTGTTCCAGTAAATCCATACCTATACTTACAATCTCTCAATTTGGTCATGATTCCAACTAAAGATTTAGATTTGAACTGGTGCGCTTCGTCACCAATGACAACTCCAAACTGTTCAAAAAATTTCTTATCCAACTTGTAGATAGACTGCCACGTTGTGATAGTTACTGTTCTTGGATCAAACTTCTCTTTACCAGAGTAAATCATATGACAATGGTTTTCTGCATCCCAACCATAGTCTATGAAATCCTTATACATTTGTTCCACTAGAGAAGTTGTTGGAACCACTAAGAGAACTTGTTGTTTCTTTTCAGTAAAATATCTAACAAGTGCATAGATCATCAAAGATTTTCCCGACGCAGTAGGCGAGATAAGTAATCTTCTATTATGTTTTAACGCATCATATACACCTTCAATCTGATAGTCCCTAGCAGAAAGTCTAGTGATAGACGACATATATCCCTTTACACCTTCTTTGGTAATCGTTTCATTCTGTTCAAAAGGAGTACCATAGAACTTACTATTTGTAAAACTTACTGTATAGTTTGACTTCTTTGCCCACGAAACAACCTTATCTAATAAACCAACGTAAATCTCACCAGTAGCCGTAGAGTATAAACGAATTTTTCCGTCCCAATACTTACTACGATACTGTGGCATGAACTTTGCACCAGGAACATCAAATGTAAAAAAGTCTGATAGTTCTTGATTAATGTATGGTTCTGCTTCTACTTTTAGAAAGACTTCATTCTTTTTGGAAATTACAAGATCAGTCATAACCGCGAATAAACCTCTGCCATTCAATAGCGTTCTTAATTTGGTAAGTTCTATTTTGAATTACCTTAAGGATACTTTCTAGATAAGAAAGCATAATGTCATAGTAGTCAATCTTGGAAATACATTTGATGAGTTCATCATCTGCATCCAAATACTTGTCTAGATCTGCTTTGAGTACTTTAAAATCAAACGGTTTCTCCACGTAAACTTCAGGGGAAGCCTTACCAGAGTAATACTCCCACTTGTCTCTTCTGAGTACTTTGTACTTATTTTCTTGTCCTTTTTTGAGGACTAAAATATTGTTATAAATTTTATAATACTTTGAGTGTAACGACGGCACCTTTGTAGATTCTGTGTGCAACTCATCGTTATCTATTTTTGAATCCTCATCCCAAAGATTTTCAATTAATTCAAGATTCATCCTCGATTAAACTCTCCACATTAAAAATAGTATATTTAAAAGTGGCTGTCGCCATAATATAATTTATATCAGTTTCCTGAGCGGTAAATGAGATAGGTGTCAGGGATACTGGGAACATATCATAGAAATCTACTTTAGCAGTATTGTTAAAATTACTGTTAAAGATGAGAAGAGTTCCATCAGAATACGCATTGAAGTCTAATGGAATTGCTTCTCCTAGAGATTCTGGATAACCCAAACCCCTCATCCATCTCTCAATTTCTAGGTAGTTCTCTAGATTTTCATCAACAAAGAATGTTAGATCAAAATCATTAAATACCAGTTTATCTCCTGGTACAGGAAGATCTCTCAGGTAGTTTGACTGTACAGCCGTACCTAAGTTAATTCCTGGGATAGTTGCAGACTGAGAAAAGAAATCGGCTTTTGGAGCTCTTGTCGTAGTGAATTTAAATCCAGCAGGAGACAAGAAATTTCTGTTTCTTAGTTGTCTCTCCCAGGCAGTTAATTTGCCAGCACCTGTTGGCATAGTCTTCCTCGGGTTTTAATTATTTATCAGAGATATCTGGAGGAGATAATTCCTCATCACAATCAGAGAACTCGGTAGCCATTTGTCCACCAATATCTCCACCTATGTTCTGACCCATCATAGTAGCCCAACCAGTCGCAAGCCAACCAACAAAGGGAATACCAGACAAGACAGGAGCAAAACTAGCACCAATACTACTGCCGACCATGGCACCTGTTGACTGTCCGCCACCTTCCGCCTTGATGCACTCGACTTGTCTGGCACTGAGCTTTCCCGATTCTTGACCACCAAGATGCTTGGCTCCATCCATGGTGTATTCTTCGTGGGTGTTAATTGTAGCTCTACGGAGACCGAGAAACCCAGCAGGTTTATCAATACTCCTAGTTTGAGACATTACTTTAGGGTCATTAGAATTG